AGTTAGCGCCCATCTGATCATCAAAAGTATGTGCTACATCTGTAGCAGGACGAGACTTAGAAGTTGCTGAGATAGCTCCTGGAACTACCTTTGTAACAGCCTCTTGATCAATATAATCATAGTTCCAATATGGGTGAAGCGCACGACGATTAGCCAACATGATGTCTTCGCCTGTGCCTGGGGCTACAGTTGTGTTAGGGCGTACCTTGCGATACTTTCCATCTGTCGCACCTTCTTTAATGCTCTCATTGAGAGATTTATTTTCGATACGCATTACTTATTCTCCTTTGTATTGCCGGAAGCCTTAGCAATAGCATCCATAGCAGATTGGTGCTTTCCAGTGCTGTTCTCAGTAGCCTTAAATGCTTTAGCCTGACGTTCAGCACGACTTTCTCTACGTGGTAGAAATTTCATTATTTCTTTCCTTTTCCTTTTGCTTTAGACTGTCCTGATATTGCAGGTTTAGCCGCAGCTTTTGCTTCCGCTTTTTCTTTCTCTAACTTTTTACGATCTAATACCTCTAGTTTACGAACCTGATAGTCTTGGTCATTTCCGTGAGGATCTTTGACTTTAGACGTTCTCTTCTTCATGGTGTAAGTATCTCCTTATTTTTAACGTTTGTCAGGGTTATGCTGCTTTTTAACCCTAGGACGGCTAACTTTTTTACCTCTAGCGTGACTGGTTTTCTGCCTACGCTTGGTAGAAGCGGCTCTGCTTCCAGGCTCAAGAGATGAGGCTTGTCCACCGACCCAAGTGCCTGAGGATTTTCTCTCCCATGAGTCTACCGAGGTAAATTGTCTACCTTTCATTGGACATCAAATTCTTTGAATGCTTCTCATATCGCTCATTGCGGCAATATGGACAAAGACCATTATCGCTGTATAAAGCCTCTAAAGGAGTCATCGGATATCCGCAATTCTTGCACTCGACGCTACCATCATAGATAGTTACTGTAGATATCTCTTCCATTACCATATCGATTCTGAGATGTTACGAGCTGTTCCCTGATATCCACCCGGATCTCGGGTAAAGTCTACACGGGTTGGCTGGAAGGATTCATTAACATCCATTACGTCCTCGATACCCAATTCACGGGTTCTATAGCCGAAACGAGGAGGGAATAGCTGTACCTGAGGTAGTGGAGGACGAATTAAGTCTGGAAGGAGCGCAGCAGGCATTGTGGCCGCTTTAAGGGCACGTGCCATAAATGCTTCTTGGGCGTTAGCAAACGGCCCCATGAAGTCATAACGCAAAAGTGAAGGTTCAGGCTGCTCATTAACAATTGGGCGGCCCTTGCTATAGTCGTAAACTCCGCTGGCGTCTTCCATGATCTACTTCCACTGAGGGGATAGGTGGGTGAAATTCTGTGCTGTGCGTGGATTGAACTCGGCAGGAACATTAGAAGAAATATTAGCCTTGCCATCATTAACTAGATGCGGTGCTGGAGCCAAAGCCATCTTTGGAGCATTTCTCTTACCCATATAGACCACTGCCCCCTCGACTTCAGTGAGGCGGTAGTTTTTCTTTTTGAGTGCTCGATCTGGCTCAAGATTTTCTGGCCAGAGATATTGGGCAGGATCAATACGCTCGCCGCGGTGCACACCACGCTGATATGCACGTTGGTTTTGACGATTCTTAAGGGAATCAAGAACCGTATCGCCAACAGAATAAGGCTTACCCTTATCATCACGACGAGTACGTATTGTTCCTAGATAACCATCTGGATATTCTGCTTGAGGTGCACGACCAACACCAAGACGTAGGAAGTCCATACCACTGCGAGGAACAACGGGAGTACCTCCACCACCAGTAGTGGTGTAAGCCCCAATGTAACCGCTAGCGCCTAGATACTGCCAGTTTTGGTGTGAGTCGGCCATTAGATATCCTTACTTAGTTACTGAAGCTTCTGCCTTAGCTACGTCAGCCTGTACAGCCTTTGTAGCATCAACTGCTACAGAGGTGAGAGCAGCTGTTGTAGCAGCATCAAGGTGTTCCTTCTTAGCGAGTACAGTCACTGTACTGCGAGGATTAAAGCGAGCGACAACTGGTCCAACTACACCGACAAGAGCAGCCCAAAGGACATGCTTTAGGTTGTGGTTTCCAGTTTGATAGATAGCTACTGCAGCTGCTGCAGTTGCGTATACATAGTGTTCAACAAGTGCTTTTTCGGATTGTGGTAGATGCATCATTATTCCTTATTCTATAGGTTTGACGTTGTTAACATATGGTGTCATTATATGGGAATCTGCTTGAACATTGGGGCTAGACGAGTTATAACTTGGGGAAGCTGTGCCTGCCAAAGCTGCTGAAATCGCTAGACCAATGTGCTTAATATCTGGAGCAAAACCAGAAGCAGCCCAAGCTGTAAACCCGGCTGAACTGGCAATGCCTATAGATACTGGGCTTTTAAGATTGAGTTGAATCATATCTGATCTCCAAACTTACCTCCATATAAAATAATGGTACCACAAAAATCAATATCCCGCTTTAGCTGCCATAGAAAGGTAGGTATTAGGACCTATAATATGTGCCTTTTTATCTGCAGCTAGTCCTGGATACTTAGATTGGTATACGGGGACTAAAGCCATCTCTTCAGCAGTTAGTACATTAGAAACTAAGTTCATTGGGAGTAAACCCGCGTTTGCTAGAGCTCTGGCCACAATCAGTTCAGCTGTGCCTTTAGCCCCCACCTTAAATGCTTTAGATCTTGGGAATGGCGGCGCAACTATGACAGTAGTTTTGCTGGTATTTGCTGGTGTTGTATTGTGAGTTACTCCTGCAACTCCAGCTCCGCCTACAGCAGTGACCCCAGCCACTCCTGCCGCTAACCCTTTATTGTTAACAGCCTTACTAGTGGTGGGCTTAACTGCTCCAGGATATTCAGGACGAACAATAGCCAAGACATAAAGATAGGGACGATGAACCCGAAAGCAACCATCACCATTAGCTGGATTACCTGTTGATTTATCAGGACCAGTATTGAAACCAATACAGGTTATTCCATCTCTAGAAGCATTCTCAATAATTTCCACATGATCTGCTACACCATTTCCTGACCATGAATAGAACACCAAGTCTCCTGGTTGCCCATCATATTTACCTACTACACGTCCCTTCTTCTGGAACCATGTGAGTCCGGCAGGGCAGTAAGAGAAACCCTTCTCAGTCTGTGCAGCTACTAATGCAGATAGTCCGGCTTGAGCAAACACCCAGCTAACGCCCATAGCACAATAACTTTCATTTGGAATTCCGTACCAAGTACCGTATGGATTCTCATTATTGGGACCTTCAATGAAGCCGATCTGTGTTTGAGCTATGTTTACAATATCTAAACCGCTACTCATTCTTCTCTACCTCCGCTGCAGCCTCCGTACCTGTCTTACGGTACCTAAATGTTTCCCACAAGGGTGCTGGGATCTCATGAATACCAAAACGTGTGCGGTGATGGGCCTCGCACAGCACCTCAAGATTTCCTGGGCTTTCGATCCATTCCTGAAAGTCTTCATCGTTTTCAAAATGTAAACCAAAAGCTTGCTCTACCTTATGGGGATCCATGTTGTTGATTTGGCTGAATTCTATATGGCTGTGGTGTAGCTCCGGGCCACCGGAACATAAATCATCATTAATAATACACTTCCATAAGCCTTGCTTCTTAATTCTAGCTTTAGCTTGATTGAAGAGATGATAATGAGGATCTGATTCACGAGGCTCATGAGCAGGAATAGATACGGCTAAGTGTAAATTCATAGCTTGCTTGTGTGCATCTGTCACTGGTATATTAACCTCTCTGCTAGATCTCCCGGTGTTACGAGAGCATCTGGTTTTCCACTTAATGTGTAGCCGGCGCTACCGTATGCCTCAGCAACAAGCTCAGAACAAATATATCCTTGACGCCTTGCTAACTTAACCCAGAACTTTGCAGGCGGTAGCTTTAATCCTAGAATACGGAATAAGATAAGAAAGATATCAAAGTATCCGTAAGGCTTACCAATTTGATCTATGGCAAAATTGACAATTTGAGTACGCTTTTCATCAGTAAGGCCATACTCATGTTGATTCCAGGCAATATTAGGATATTCTTTTATGCTGCCAAACTTTACGCCAGTAGGCCTAGCCTCAATGATAACGCCATCACCCATATAGATTACAGCGTGATTCCAACGACTTAATGTACCTACACGTATTGCCTTGCCAAGAGGGCCGTTAGTCTTTACGACCCCATAATCTCCAGGACGTGGAACGTACTCGTTACTTATCGTCATCCTTAAGCTCCTCCACGATACCCTCAATACGCTCTAGCTCTTGCTTTTCCAGCTTAAGAATATGTCGGATAATTAAAGCGTCCCTCTTAGTCTGTCCGATCATAGCGATACCGATAATCAATTCAACAGTAACAGCTAACCAAGACGCTACATTCATCCACTTGACATATGAGTGGGTATCTGTGAACCAGGTAGGCTTAGCCCACCATACAAAGGTAGTGATAGACCAGACGCTTACGAACCACCAGTTACGGATTATTCCTTGTATTTTCCAGGAGATATTCTCACTGTAGGTAAGTACATCACCTGTAGTTTCGTGAATGTACTTCTTCTTAAAAAACTTAGTCTTCATAATCTACCTTAACCTTCACAACTTCTAAGTCTGTCTTAATCACTTGTTGGTTCTTAAGTAGATCGTCTACTTTATTAATAAGACCGGTCTTACCATCATTATAAAGAGCATACTCAATACGACTAGTGCGCTTATCCATCTCGCTGATACAGGACAGCTCTTCATGCAAATCATCTTGGAACTTAAGCAGATGTGCGTCAATAACCTTGTCTACGCCATGCTTAAATAGCCACCAAATACCAGTACAAATAGCACCAAAAACAAATACATACGAGTAAGCAATACTAGCCCAGTCTGCAGCGGTCACGTGGGTCTCCTAAATACATAAGCCGGCGTATGCACATATTGTGCACTACACCGGCCTATTTGTATCGCTAAATGTAACTACTTAAGCGTAGATACAATCTCCTGACCGCGGTACATAGTCTTACCTTTATGAATGTGAACTTGATCAAAGTGGAAGCTATCATCATCCCCATCTTTAAAGAAGATAACGCTTACTCCTTGCTGCCAATTCTCAAAATACTGAAGCGCTTGGCCTTTGACATCCACACCCCCCTTAACGGAAGGTACAGCTCCGTCCACCCGGCAGAGACATCCTGGACTAAAAGAAACGCTCTTAATGGCCTGATCACGATCAAAGACAGTTTTAGACTGTTGTTCCATGCGATGTGTATGGCCAAAGAGTGTCGAAATATTCGGATTCGAATTCGCATATTGTGCAGCCGTTGAGCCAGAAGAGTTAGCACGATCGCCGTGCACAGCACGTAGGCGCTTATTAATCCAGTGTGCTCCAGCTGGGTAACCATCGATAAACTCCACTCCTAGTTCGTCACAGCGTAATAGATTCGGCAGGCTTAAAACCGGCCAAGAATCAGGCATGTTGGCTACTTTGAGACCATATGCCGCAGCAGCATTAGTGTTAATAAAGCGATTGAGACGCTTATCGTGATTTCCTTCAAGAAGAATGATGCGGGCATCTGCCCCACCGTTCGCCCTTTGTTCAGCAAGAAAACGATGGCCCCTATTAATAGCGAGCTGAGCAGTATGAGCAAAGTTAGACTCCTGTTCATATGTTCCAAACATAGGGAGATCTAGGAAGTCGCCCAAGTTAATAATCTGATCTAGTGGGTGGCCATGGTCTAAACCTACGATCTGAAGTGCCACATCCATGGCATCCTCATCGTGGAATGGGTCCAGGGTTCCATCCTCGTTTTTACGGTACCCGATCTGTGGATCAGGCAACGCAACAGCAACCTTCCAGCCACTGCTGATCAAGGCTGGGGTCGGGGTTGGTTTTGGATTAATGATTACTGGATCCGCTGGCTGTACTGGCTGCCACTTAGGACCTTCACTCCACTTAGGAGAGAGGATGATCTTAGTATCGTCTGGATTAGTAGACAGACTTACCTTACTGATCTTACCCACATCCTCAGGTGTAAGACCATTAGCTTTAAGCAGCTTATCGATAGAACTTAAGCCACTGCTGACTGAAATTTCGGACTTGGCGGTATTGTAGTTTTCTTCTAACGACATGCGCAGTTTCCATTTCTGTGCTCCTTTAAGGAGGTTAGTCCAAATTGTGCACCGGCTGATTTGTATAGGTCAAATAGACTTCTAGTAGAAAAGTCTTCGTCATTTAAAGATAATTGAAAAGCTGCTTGGTCATTCTCAGGCAAGAATGCTGCCCACTGACCTACTACACACTTACCAACAATGTAAGTGTTAACTTCTTTAGCTTCAGCATATAAAGATTCTAAATTCATTTCGCCCCCTTAATTAAATCTATTAGGGACTAGAAAACTAGTCCCTAATAAATACTGTACCACACATTAGTATGAAGAGTCAATACCTGACTCGAAGCTGCGAGGAGTTGCTGATGGAATTACACGGGCGTTAGCCAATGTTGCTCCTGCAGCAGGCTCGTTTTGCTTCACAATGTTGGTGATGATAGTGTGAGCAGCACCGTTACGCTCAGCCATCATAGGTGCGCGAACGCCCTTTGCCTCAGCTGATGGGTCTCCCGCTTGTGTGTTTCCACGAGGGACAGCCTTGGTGTTAGCAGAAGCTGCGCCTGAAGCATTAGTAAAAGAAACTCCAGGACCTTCTACTGAACGGCCTTGCGTATTACCGGCTGCTACTGCCGTATCGATATCTGATTTTGCCATGTTGGTACCTAACTGTTAGTGAGATCTCACTGCAAATGATATATCAACTTGCAATGATTGTAAAGACAATTGCGCTTATCTGACCATCTCTGGAATCTACCGTAGCAAATCCTGGGCGGCAACTCAATGTCATACCACGAGGTGCGACATAGCCGCTAGCGATAGCGATAGCTTTTACTGCTTGGTTAACTGCTGAGGCACCTACTGCACGTAGGTATACCTGAGGCTTCTCATAGATAGCGTGAGCTATAGCTGAGCCCACTGATTGTGCATTTGAACTTGCGCTTACACGCAAGAACTTCTCTTCTGTTGATTCAGTCACGATTTGTAGTCCTTTAGGTTCGATTTTTGGTCGCCCACCTTGTCCTACAATACCCTTTAAACGGCCGTCAGTACGGCTATAAGCCGTTTTTATCTCGAAGTCGTATAAGAAGATCAACCCAGACCTGAGCAGGCATAGTGGCGTACCACTGGCCCACATCGGTGGTGCCCTTCTTTTTATGAATAACTACGCCGGTCCATGCCCCGTCGTTCTTCATCTCAGTCTCAAGCTCCTTGAGCCACTCAGAAAGCTTCATGGTCGCATGGTTCTTAACCTCAATAGTCACGCCTGGGATACCGGAGACATCCCCCTTGTCAAGGGTAGCCCCAGCTAACCTGCGATCCACATAGGGAAACCATTGCTTGAGCCACGCCACAACAGCACGCTCTGCCCCACTGCCCTTTGCCTTAGCTGGATTGCTCACAGGTACATTCCTCGCAACACTTTTTGCTTGCCATAGGAAGAGTGTTGGGCGCCATACCCAACTCCTCGTCTGTAAACAAAGATAGTTGTTCCCACTTACCATCACTCATGCGGTGAACCTCCTCTGCCTAGATCTTAAACCGCCATCTGATGTACGCCTAGTAAGCTCTCTGGAGACTACGTTACAGTCCCTCTCAATGTTCTGAGTTCTAGTCTCAATGATCTTACGAAAGGCATACTTAGTATCAAAGTCATAGATGAGCTCTTGGATCTCCTCTGAGGCCTGGATCTGGGCCTTTACTAGAGTTACCCTGTCTCCCTTAGCTCCAGTCCAGTTTTTAAGCAGAGCAATAGACTCAGCGTTCTTAAGTGTACTTTCAGCCTCACGCTCATTAACTATAGCCACAGCGTAAGCACCGGCTAAGTGATCGTTCCACTGAGTATACTGAACAAATAGATCCATAAGAGCCTCGTCATCTAACTCTGTAATGTCACGAGGCAAGGAAGGAATATCATATTCAGGCTTAGGTGTTAAAGCAAAACCTAACTCATTAAGAGCTGCTACTACTTTTGTACTAATACTCATTGGGTGCCTCCGAAGGTATACGCATCAGTTGCTGTCGTCGTTGTAGTTGTGTATTGGCTCCAAGCGTAGCGTTTTAAATCTTCATAAGTAGAAGGACTGACAATAGTATTGTATTCAGTCACCTTAACCTTATTGAACTGAGGAGAAGGAGCAGTATTAGACTCTTCCATAGTAGGAAACAAAGCTTCTACAACAGCCTTAGCAATCTCTACTGGAATATCTTTATGTGAATCAGGTAGGAAATCAGCAATGATGTTCTCAATAGATGCTGCCCTATCTTCATTGGTTATAGTAGCAGGCTCAGCCCATCCAAAAGTATCGGTGGGGCGGAGAGTGTTAGCTACATTTTGTGCAATTAATTTACTTGCAGCAGCCTGTATATCAGCAAACTGTGTATTAACGATACTATTTTTGGAACGGCTCACAACGCTTACACCCTTTCACTGGGTCCAATGTACATACTGGAGGCCTATTATTATTTACTGCCCATGCTACATCTGCGGCCTTATCAAAAATAGCGGCTGTATATTCTGGGTTGTACTTGACTACAAACTCTTTATACTCTTGATTTGCTTTAAGCTCATAAATAAATACAATCTCTTTAGGAGCTTCCTCATCTAGAAGTAATCCTTCTTCAGCCATAAGGTGGCATAGGTGTAGGTAGATTTGACCTTGAAGCTGGTGTGAACGAAGAGGTGTACGGATGTTTTTCCACACAGTATCGATGTCATTGTCGTATTGCGCCATCAATGCTGGCATCTCCATACGAATGGTGCCGGTACCAATGGACTTAATCTCAATTAAACAGTCATCTCCTAGGCCTTTAATCCAACCATCTGCATGGCCACGCATCATGTACTTATCGCTACGTAGAGGCACTTCCATGTAGGTAGGGATCTCTTCCCAACCTAAGTCAGTAAAGCTAGATGATGATGACCAGAAAGGTGCTAGCTTTGGCGTAGACCACTTACCATAGAGAACACCCATCTCTCTAAACCAGTTCTGCCACTTAGCGTGAATGGTGTGACCCTCAGCAAAGATAGAAGCTAGACGAAGAGTAGGCTTGTCTCTAGTCTCAACATAGTTACCTTTGATAGCATGGTACTGAGCCAGAGCACACCACTCTGGCTTGATGATATCCGAGGGATGGATATAAGATTGATCTCTTTCATCGAACGGCTTAGCTAATACATGGCGCTCTAGTGCGCCTAGTAAACGGGAGTCTCGTTTATTACTATTCAGAAACTCCTTTAGATCCTTGCTTGGGATCGTTATTGGTTTTGACACTTGTACCCTCCAGCTCAAGCCACTGGTCCAGAGTTAGACCCAGTTTCTTCATTCTACGTTCAGCAGCGTTTCGCTCCCTGTGTGATAGACCTCCGAATATCCCATGAAGCTCCTGGTTAAGGATGGCTTCTCTTAGACACTCTTTTCTTACTGGACAAGGAGGCCTACCGTCCTTGCCCCAGCATATTGCCTTAGCCGCCTCTGCTACTGGTCGATAGAGTGCCTTGTCTCTAGGTGGGAAGAATATCTCTGTATCCTCCCCCTGACACTTGGCATCATATCTCCAAGCCCATGGCGGGTCAAATGGTTGTCGCACTACTCACCTCTTACTGCATTACGCAGTTCAAAAAAATCCTCCTCCAGTAGTACCACGTAGTTTTCACCGTCAAGATGCAGACCCAAGACAGGAGTCCTGCTATCTAGAATTGCTTCCTTAGTAATCTTCTCAAGCACTTCTGACTTGATAGTTACTGATTTCTTACCGGTCCACTTATGTTCGATAAGGAGGTCATCTGTTCTGACATCTCCTTTACGAGACCAAAAGGCACCGGAGGCGGCATTGCGCTTACCGCCCGTGGCCTTCTCTAAACGCTTCTCATGCTTTAGAGATTGCTTCTGACCCTCACTCTTCATCAGGACTCAACATGAGAACTGGAGTTGACTTCAAGGTATCCATGACTGCCCTAGTCAGTTCTTCCTTAAGATCAATCTCCTCACGGATAGAGTCGATGAGGGCTTGAGAGCCCTGCCACTTACGATCATTATAGTACATCCAGCCACCGCGACGTTCCACGATGCCGTTCAATATAGACAGGGCTACGATCTCTTTACCAGAGTCATAACTACCTGCGTCTATAGGTCCCCCATCAGCAAAGTAGAAGTCGAGGTAGGCTGTCTGTTGTGGTGGGTAGGTCTTGTTCTTAATGGTACGGACACGGATAGTCTGCCCTACTCGGCGCTTATCCTGTCCGGTGCCTACCTCAAGCCATTCATCACGCTTTACTTCGCAACGAATACTGTAGGCGTAGTCTTTGCCAAGACCTCCCGGTGTGGTACGAGGATCGCCATGCATAACACCGATCTTCATACGATATTGATTAATCATCATACCTAGTACAGGACGCTCCGATTCAATCATGTCACGCTTAGTAGCAGACATAACCTTACGGAAGAACTTATTAGTGATTAACGCTCCGCGTCCAACGGTGAACTCTTCCATACTTTTTTCGTCTTCCGCACTAGGAACCAGAGCGGGAAGGGAATCAATAACAACCATATCAATAGCCTTACTTTCCATGAATTGAATAACCGCATCGAAAGCATCCTCCATACTGTTAGTTTCTACAAGTAGTACACGACTTGTGTCTACCCCACACAGCTCAGCATACTTAGAGTCAAAATCCTCAGCAGCAATCCATACAGCTGTGAACTCTGGATTTACCTGCTGATTAGCAGCGATTGTCCTCAAAGCAATAGCAGTCTTACCGTGAGAAGCCTCGCCTACAAGCTCTACCCAGCGGTTCATTGCCCAACCACCACCAAGCACAACGTCTAGTGTTAGAGAGCCGGTAGTAATACGGTCTGGAATAGTAACCTCATCAGCAACTACAACAGTGTTGGACCCCAGCTTCTTATTAATAAGAGCAGCTACCTTAAGTGCGTCTGAATTAATTGTCTTAGTCATTAACCGATCCTATCTACGATAATACTTGGATTAAACCCGCCACTTTGTCCAACTTGTTTAGCTGGTGTAGAGGGACCACCACTACCACCAGACATACCCGCACCACTACCAGACTGAACTACAGGATAGCCACAGTCATAACAACGCATACGCTGCGTACCTTGTGGTGCAAAGTAGTTACCGGAACTACAGTTAGGGCAGAAGCTGCCCATCTTAGCACTCTGTGCCTTGGTAACTAACTGATCTGAGTTAGGGTCGTAGTTAACTTGCACATTGGGTTGTTGAGAAGGAGGCACATAAGGAACAGGTTGAGAAGGACCTGTTGGAGGAGTTGCCTGCCTAGGAGCAGCAGGTGCTCCCATCTTTTTAGCCCACCAATCGCTATTCGCCATCTGATTCCACCGTTGTTTCTAATAGACCAAGATTAAATAAAGAAGAGATACAAGAGATAGTTGAGGAGATAGCTACGATCTTAAATAGATCAGCTATACGATCTGAGTCAGCGCTTGGAAAAGCATTCTCCTCATCATCCTCATCATCTCCGATTAAATAGGCAGAAGAAGTTATGCGAGCACATAGATCAGAGTGAGAGTCTATGAAAGGAAGTAAAGAAGCGAAGCGCTCTAGCCTCTTCTGACTGGCTTGAGTCTCCATGTCAGCAACTTCATCGGAGATTGGAGGCAGACCTAGAGCAGCAGCAATCTCCTCTGCAGGCTCAAGCATAGTGTCATAGATAGCCTGACGCATAAGAACTGGCATAGGAATGCTGATAAGCTCTACACGCTTTATAGGCTTCTTTTTCTTTCTTTTAAACATTAGTCTTTTGCCTCTCCCCATTTATCTACAATTTTAACATCTGCTAGCATAGGGATAGACAAGGCTTTAATGCCTTCCATAGCCTCACGGATAGCCGCTGCTGTTTCTTCTATAATTTCTTTTGGAGCAACTGTAACCAACTCATCATGGATGGTTAAGATCATTGCAGCACGGTCAGGCAACAGACCATCTGCACGTACCATTGCTAGCTTGATTAAGTCAGCTGCTGAACCTTGGATAACTGTATTGAATGCCTGACGTTCAGCACTGGCACGCCTACCCATCTCAGGAGAGAGAAGGTCAGGCAAGTAACGACGACGATTCATATAGGTAAGAGCGTAAGGAACAGGACCACGCCTGCGAGTCTCCGAAACAACTCTACGCTTATACTTTGCTACAGAAGGAAACTTAGCAGAGAAGCTGTCCAGAAGATCACGAGCTTCCTTGCCGGAAACTCCAATCTGATTAGCAATCTTTTCAGGACCGATACCATACATCATTCCTAGCACCAAGGTCTTAGCACCACTGCGATCTACGCCAACGGTGTCACCGATAGTGGTATAGATATCTACCCCATCAATATAGTTCTGACAGAGAACCCTGTCACCGCTGAATGAAGACAGGATTCTAGGTTCGATCTGAGAATAGTCGGCTACTACAAGTTGATGTCCTTCAGGAGCAACAAAGAGGTTACGGATAGCCTTACCGTTTGGAGTACGAGGGTTAGGCACGTTCTGCAAGTTAGGAT